ACATAGTCAGCATAACTTATTTCTGCAGGTGATACCCAAACTAGTGATGTAGAAGTCACACCATTAACTGTTTTCGTTGCTTGAAAATCTATCCAATCTTCAGGGTCGATTGTGATGGTCGTTTTTTCCCAAAGGTTTCGGTCTTGAGTTAGTGTAAGACCGTTAATTTTTCTAGTTAATGGTACATACAAGTCAGACGCATTATTGTCGATATATCCAAAATAAATTACCTTTTCTGTTGGGTCTATATCACAGATGATGAACATATCACCACTTAAGAAGTTTGTTGTCATTTGATAATCTGCATCATATCTTGTAAATGTCCAACCATTCCAAGCACTTCTTAGTGGGTCATATTCTTCTCCTATTGGAATATCTATCGTTGTAAGTCTATTAGTAATACTGAAACTACCACTAATTATATATATCCAACCTTTCTCAAGTTGTGTTGGAAAATACTTACCATTTATTGCTATTGCTTCTAACGAACCTATCGTGCCTCTAAATTCAAGTGAATGTACGATTGAATCGGGTAGAAGCGAAACTTTAATTTTACCATTTGAGTCGAATAGTTCTCTGGATTTGTGAAATATATCAATTAATTCATCAACAATATCTGATAATTCACTAAGAGAAGCAACTGTTTCTTGAAGTTCTCTAAAATCCGCATTTGTTTCCTCAAATAAATTTTTTATTATTAACAACTTTTCTTTAAGAACACTTAATATACTTCCATCATTGCCTACAATAGATTTTGCTAAAAAATAACGAATCATTTGACCTGACCAACCTTGTGCAGTAGGATTTAATGGCATTTTATCAGGTGCGTTATTTTTTATTTTCTGTTCAGTTTCACTATCAATTAATATTGAATTTAATTTATCTGACATATACTCACCGCCTATCCGAACGTTTTTAATCCACGATTATTTTTATAAATTACATCTAAACCGTTAATCTCAATTTTGCCTTTCCCTTTTATTAAAAATTGAATATATAAGAAATTGTTTTTTTTCATCGGAAAAGACATTCCAGATTCATTAAAAGTAGATAATGCGAAAGCTCCTAAATCTACTTCATTAAAATCAAAAGGATTTGCAATTACAACGTTTTGTGCTTCTAATTCACCTCTCATTGTTTTACAACCAAACGTAACAACATTGTCTCCATCTCGTCTTGTTACATACAAATTAACACGATATGTTGTTTTTTCCATTAATGAATTACCTAAATCAGTTATATTGCTTACCCAATACATTTCGATAGGTAATTCTCGAATCACTCTGCAATCTTGCATTTCTAAAGAAGTAAAATAATAATCTTCGTTTTTTATCAAATAATTATCTAATCTTTGTTGATATTCAATATCTGTTTCATCTTGTTGCTTTTCTACTATTTCAACGCTTTGCATTTTTATTGGTGATAATCTTAAAAATTTATAATACTCTCCATCTAACAAATAATCAAAAATTAATGATATGTATAATTCTTCGGTCAGAGCATATAAAACACTCTTGTTACCAGAAATATCACTTGGTATATTAATAACTTCATTATTAATTTCCACCACAAAACCATGAAAGTTATTCTCGTTGTCTTTAAAATAGAGTATATCTCCATCTTTTAATGGAACAAACGGTAAAAAATTAGTAATAATGATTTTGTCATTTTGTAACTCATAATCTTCCCCTTGTCTTGCAAAAACTTTATAACAGTTATTCATCTTGAGTTTTATTTGTTCAGGATAATTGTATATAAACTCCATTTGTGGAGATAATAAAAACGCATTTTTTCCTTTGTGATAAGAACTTGATATATCTTGGATTGATACAGCATTGGTATAAAAATTAGTAATATCATCAGTGCTTTCATTTTCTTTTAAAGTGTACCAATATTTTCCGTCATTAGAAAGCAAAACTAATTCATTTTCAACAAAATGTCCTGTTTTAAATACATTAGGAGTTTTCCATTTTACTATTTCATAACTTACATTATCAATAACACTATTAGGATTCACATCAACGTATCGATTATCTGCCACATATATGTTGTTACCTATAAATATATATAAGTATTCGTTATTTTCTAAAATAAATATATTATCTTTTGAATAATTTTTTATAGTATTTTTTAAATCAGTATTAATAAATCCACTGCGTAATTTGATTAGTCGTTCATTTGTTAAAATATTACTGCTTATTTCAATCGAATATAAACCATCTTTTGAAAGCATTAATATATCATTATAAAATCTTACTAAACATCTATTATTTAAAGGAGATTTATCAATACTTGTTCTATACTCCTTATAACCTACTACTCCATTTTCATCAAGAATCCGTTCACGCATAAAAAGTCTGCCATCGCCACTATGTTCTTCTTTTGTTACATAAAGAATTGTGTCCGTTGCAACAATATATCCGTTTATTTTCCCTCGTCCACCTACAACTCGATAATTTTTAGAAGGAAAATAAGTTAATTCATAACTTTGACTTTTTACATTATCTCCTAATAAATCATTAGATACGTTGTATCTATCAATATTAGGATAATCTGGATTTCCTGCTAAAAATAATCTGTTTTCGCTACCAAAAGTAATACCAAATTTTGATTTTGCTATTAAATCATAATCAGGATTTTTTTCGAAAACTACTCTTACATCAATAGGTGGTTCATCGTTGTAATCAAAGAAATAATCTCGTACTTTTAATTCAAAAGCATGTTGTTCTTCGTTAAATTTAAATGTAGATAAACTATCTTTTAAAAGAGTAGTAGTTTTCTTTATTTTTGCAGCATAAGCATATAAACGGTACAAAGTATATTTCTTTTCATATTCATATTGATACGTAAAGAAAAGTGCAAAAAATTTTGGGTCTCCAGTTTCACACGTTACAACAACTGCACAACGATATTCGTCTCTTGGTAATTCGTTGTTATTCAGTTTATTTTGAATTAAACTTCTTGCGTGTTCTTTTATTGCATCTATGTTGTTGTTGGGAACAACTGTTGTAAAAATATTTTCTTGTGGAACAGGATAAGGGGCTTCTAAATCTATCGGTATAAAATCATACCAATAATTTATTTTATCCAACTGTACAAATTTAGAACCTCTTTCAACTTTTTCTTCTGCAAACACTCCTTTTACTAAAACTTTATCTCCATTTGTATATTCAGACATTCTTCTATGAATTGAAGATTTTGCATAATTTTCAAATTCAACTAAAGTAGGGTGTGTATCTCCAGTTACAGTAAGTATTTTATATTCCGCTTCATTTCCAAATTCTTCTGGTAAAACTAAATTTTCATTTAATGATGTTCCTGAAACGTAAGAACGTATATCTTCTATTAAAAAATCGGTTACTTCTTTTCTTAATTCTACATAAACATTAAAATCCATTTTTGATACAGTTTGGTCTAAAATAAAGCCTAACCTAGCATCTTTTAAAAGTGCTACATATTCAACGGTAACAACAAACGGAAAAACTACATTATTATCCAATGTGTGTTGGTTTTCTCGAATATATGAAATTAAATAATCAAAAACTCTTACGTCTAAATTTTTAACTTTAAAGTTAAAAAATGTTTTTCTATCTAAATTTACTAAAGCACTTACCAACTTAATATTGGTTATTTCTCCATTTTCATTAACAATTCCGTTAAATTCAAAATTTTTTTCAGGTCTAAACGTTTCTTGAACTCTAACAGGTTCAATATCTAAAACTTCTCCATAATCATCTAAACTTTCAAAATTTTCTCCCTCTATTCCTAAATAAACAGGAAAAAAGTCTAAATTATCTAATTTTCCTTTATAAAAACTTACTTCATATGAAACTCCCCCATGTTTTTCTTTATCATAATGAGTTGGTAATAAATATGAAACATATCCTTCTTGTTGTTGTTCAGGAGTTTCTGCAAACAATCTATACTTTGATACATTCGATAATAAATTAACGTCATCCAAACGATTGTTTCCAATAAAAAGAACAGGTTCATAAGGAGTTGGTAAATCTTCATACCATTTTGAAAATGTAGATTCTTTTTCAAAACGATTTTCAGGTTTATATTTTAAATTATATATTGCAAAACATGTTTCACCATACTCATCTGTATGAACTGAAAATACATATATATCATTTAAACAAAAGATAAATAAACAATCTTTTTCTTCTTGAAATAAAGGTTGTAAATTTTCAAATGTTCCATAAGAAAAATGTGAAGTTACAAATTCAGGAGTGTTTGTATTTTGTCTTGCAGAATAAAACTTGTTATTATGTTGTATTATAAAATCATTATCCGTTACATATATATAAACATCTTTGTATTTATACCAATCAATAATATATTTATTAATCAAATATTGAGGAACAGATAGTTTGTCATAATGTTTAAAAGCGGGTCTTGTTTTTAAAGTTCCACTATCAATAATAAAATTTTCACCATCAGAAGCACGAAAAGGAGCAACTTTAATTGCTTTGTTTTCTTTATCTAATCCACGAAATCCTTTAAATGAATAAACTCTTCTTTCTTTTGTTTGCATATGCTTCACCTATTAAAAATTTCTGCACGTTTAATTTTTGTTTGAACATTTGAAAATTGTCTTTTCATTCTATTTAAAAATAACATATATTCATTTCGAGCCATCATTGCTAAATTAGGCTCATCTTCTTCAAATAATTCTCCTTTTATATAATAAGGAATCATTCTTTGAACATCTTCTGGAACGATTTCATCTAAATCAAATTCCATTTCATTGACAATCATAGGTAAATTTTTTGTTTTTATTTTATACCAAACTCTAAATGATATGTTGTCTTTATAAACAGCATAATTGCCATCAGTAAAATAAATATATTTTTTAATAGGATTATACTTAAAACTAATTTGTTCAAAAACTCGAGGACCTAAAAGTATATCTACTCTAGTAGGATAATCCATATCAATTATATTAGATAAATCTATTTCGTTAAAAAACTCATCATTTTCATTTCTTAATTTTAAAGTTTCAAAAGATGTAACTTGACCAGCATATTTGTAATATAAATCAATAGCACGTCTAATACTATCTTCCATTCGCACGAGTTTTTCTCTTGTATTGGGATTGTGATAAACTGCTTGTCCTCTAAACTCATCTTCATTAAACTCAAAATCAGTATCTGCAAACATTAATCTTAATGCAGATGCCTTAATCTCCCAAAGTTTCATAATCGCTCAACTCCAATATGTGTGCTTTTTCTGTAACCAATTGTTGTCTTTGTCGAACAATTCCACCTACTAATCGATTCATATATTCTTGAGCTGAAATAGGTCTAATATTAACAACTGCTTCATCTTCTTTTTTAGTATATTGAGGGTATAAAAACCTTACATTAGATGCTATTAATTCTGGTGGACCGCCACGAAAATAAGTTATTAATCCTTTTTTTCCTTCTCTTAATAATGATTTTGATTTTATCTCAACTTCATATAATTGCATACTTTCTCCTCCTATTATAATTTTTAAAAAAAGGGTGTTCGCAAAAACACCCTTTCTGCATTTTAACCCATTCTCGCTATTAGTGCGAACTCTAAGGTTGGAGATAATACTTCAATCATTACTCCTGCTTCACCAACGACTCCTGTAATGTATTCTCCAAAATTATATAAATCAACTTCATATAAGTCGCCTACTGCTCCTTCTGGGACTGTTACTTCAACATCATCAATATTGTACTGAATTGAACCTTTAATTGTAAATTCTTCTTCTGCTGTGCTTCCTTTTTTCACAAGGAGAATCAATTTTTCTGTAGGCGGTAATTGAAAACCAAGTTTCCCTTCTGTGTTAGTTGCAGAAGAACCACCTAAACTTGTAGAAACATCTGTTGTAGCATGTCTGAAATAACCAACCGCTTTTAATTCGTTATAATTGACAATATCAACAAACGGATAACGACGTGGGATTCTTAAATAATCATTTGCATTAGTAACCTTGGTAAACGTAATTTTATCGCCAATTCCCTCGACACCAGGTCTTTTAATATTTAATTTTAAATTTATAGTAGCCATATATCATAACCTCCCTTTTATAATGCAGGTGGATTAGCGTTTTCAGTATAACGTATCTTCACTTTTTGTAAACGACCAGGATATAAATTGAAGAAATCGTAAAATTCTACTGATTGATAGCCTTTTCCACCAAGCAACACTTGTTCTGGAGAAATGTCATAATTGATAGTATCTTTATAAGGAACTACATATTGAATTCCATCTCGAGTTTTCCAAATTCCCCATTCAGCATCAACGAGTTTTGTGTTACTGTTGCGTGTAGTGATTTCTGGAATCTCGATTTTTCTAATATCGACACCGTTAGCGTAACCTACAAATCCTTTGCGGAACGCTTCGTTTGCATCAAGGTTAGCGCCTGTTAAAATTTTGCTATCTCTTAATACGGTTTCAAATTTTTCAGACACATATAATTTAAAATCTTCAGGAGTATATTTATTTGAAATAGCATGAGCCTTCAAAATATCTAAAGCATGAACCACATTTGTTTCATCTAATACACCATTACCACCTAATAAATCTGTTAAATCAATAGTTTGTTTGTTAGGTAGTTTTGCACACCAGATTCCTAATTCTTTTTCTGCTTCTTGAGCCCATTTATTCATCATTTTTTCTCTTACAATAGAATCATTTGCAGATAATTTATTAATTAATGTGGAAATTTTAGTTTCTCCCCAATGTGAATAACGCATTTTATCAATAGAAACACGTTTTGTAGAAGCACGAACAAATTCAACTGTAGCAGGTTTCAATTCATGTTCTTTTAAAGTAGTTTGATGTACTGTTAAATCATGATAAATTGGTATATCAACTTCTCTTTTATCTAAATCAAATTCGCCTTCCCAACTGTTGTCGCAACTTTGAACAAGAACAGTCTTATTATACCATTCTTTATACATACGATTGGAAAGACTAACAAGTTCTGCACGAAGTGTATTAGGCATAAAAACCCTCCTTTATCTTTTCTTTTTATAATAATTTAGTGATTTTTCATATTTTTCCCAAATTCTGTCCACTTCTTCTGGATGCATAAATGGGATTTTTTCTGTTAGTTTTTTGAACTCTTCTTCTGAATAAACATCTGTTGGAGTAGTGATTTCTTTTGCAATAGAAGAACCACTACTTGATTGAGCTTTTCTTTCATAATTTTTCTTTATTTCTTCGGTAGTTTTACCGCTCAATTCTGCTTTTACCTCGAGGTACTCTTCATATAATTGAGTGAAATCTTTTTTTCCAAGTAATTTACCTTCGATAAATCGCTTGAAATTTTTATCTTCATCTAATTCAGCCAAATCTACGTTTGGATACTTTTTCTTAAATTCAACTAATTGTTCCCCGAGTTTTTGTACTCGTTTAGATTCTTCTTCTATTTCTTTTACTTTTTCACGTTCTCGTTTTTCACGCTCACGTCTTTTGCGCGCTTCTTCTGCATCACGGTTTTTTTGACTTCGGTCATCTCTTTTTTCTTGACCGTTGTCTTGTTTTTCTTCACCTTGATTTTCTTCTTCTTCCTGAAGTTCTGTATCTTCTACATTTTCGTTTTCATCTTCAGGGTCATCAAACAAGGTGTCATCTAATAAATCTTCAAAAAAATTTTTTTCTTTTTCCATTTTTTCTCCCTTCCTATCTAACGTTATAGGCAACGACGCTATCTAACGATGATAGCCCGACTACCTTAGTAATAACATATTTTTTCAAAATTGTCAAGTCTTTTTAAGCAAAATTATTTTCTTTTTTGAATAATTTTTAATAACCCTGTCATATCTTCTGTTGTTTCTCTTGCTTGTTCTGAAAGTTGTTGAACTCGTCTAACGGCATTAGCAGTTACATCTGCCATCATCGAACGAAGTTTCATGTTATCATTCAAAATAGTTTCAACATTTTCTAAATCTTTTCTTGCTTGTTGATATGCACTATTCATTTGTTCGATTACCATTTTTGCTTGTTCTAATTGTTGTTGCAATTGCATAATAACTTTTTGACTGTTATTTTGTAATATGTTTAATAATTCTTGTTTATTAGAAATAAATCCTTCTGGTAACATACTAATATATGCTTCTACAGGTAGTTGTCCAGATTGAACCATTAAACCAAGAAGTTCAAGATTTGTGTATTCTGAAAATGATGGTGCTGAACCTACTCTAATATCTATAATGACATCATCGTCTAAATATTCTAAACCTCTAAATGCGTTTTCGTTAGTATATTGTCTTACTTCATTTTCTTTGAATCCATGTTCAACAATCGTAAAGTCCTCGTTGTCATAAAAGAATTTTGCAAATAAAAACATAATATACGCTTGTTCTCGTTTAAACTCGTTAAACAACATAGCATTATCTGAAGAATTTTCTCTTGCTCGTTCTAATAATAACTGTGTTTGTCTGCCACTTTGACCTGCAAAATCTGCCATGCCAAGTTGAACATTAGACGCCCCAGCCACTTGTCTAGTCATCATAACAAGATGAGCTGAATAATTATGTGAATCATTAGGAATGTTTGCTACAGGCAAACGACCAAAAACATTTTGAATTGGTTCGTTAGGTAATGTATCAAGAGGAATCATTTGTCCCGTTTCTGTAGTTACTTCTGTTTCATCTAATACACCTCTACGATATACAAAACCACCTAAAACATTGTCTTGTAATGCTTTATCATATACTGAAAAATGGTTGTTTATAGATTTTTGTGCATCAATGTATTCAAGTGTAATAGGTAAACCATAAAAACAATTATCTCGTTCATTTAAACATAATCTGCAGAAAGGATATAAAGTCCAGACATATTTTGAACGAATGTCTTTATCTTTATATCTTTCTTCAAAATCATCTTTTTCGTCCATTAAACTTGTTGTTGAAGGTGCTTCTTGACTATCAGTTCCTTCATAATAAGGATTTAATGGTGTAGGTTTTTTCAAAATTCTATCTTTTGTGAAAATAACAAAAAATACTTGTCCTTCCCAATTACGATAAAATTTAGTATAAACATTAGTATATTCATCATCTGGTGTGCGTCCAATAGGTTCTTTTTCTGTTCCGCTAGTGTAAATATTAGCATCAGGTTGAATGTCAGTTACATTATATTTAGCCTTTATCGCACCTACTTTTTCTCGTTTTACAAATGCTACCCACTCTTGATTTTGTATATCTTGTAAATAAGGATTTGCCACAACAAAGTTTCTAATGTCTATTACCTCATATCTTAATTCTCCACCTGATTTTCTTAAAAAACCACGTTTTTCAGCGTCCCAATAAAAATATCCTATTGCTGTTCCTTTTGTGTAATCATCATTTAGTGCTTTTAAATCCCATTTACGCAAGTTTAATTTACTAGCAAGATATTTCAAAAAATCTTGTATTTTTTTTATGCTGTTTACGTTGTTTGAACTTACTAAATAACCATATTCGTTTTGCATAATATTGCTTTTTCTTACTTTGCCTATTTGTTTGATAATATTGAGTGTTATTTTAGGAAACTCATTTAAATCTTCGCTCATGTTCCATTGTTTACCGTTTTCAAACAACACACTTCTATTAACGTCTTGATAAAGTTTTATACTATGTTTAAACAAAACCGCTTGTTCAAACTCTTGATACAAATCACTTGCTTTCATACTTTACCCCCTTTCTATTCCTCTTTCGTTTCGTCTGGGTAACTACGTAACCATTCTAGTTTTTTATGATAATCAGAAACCTTGCGTTCGTTTTTAATTACACCTTTAACACTTCTTAAAAACTCATCTTGTTTTTCAATACGTGCTTCAAGTTCTTTTATTTTTTCTTCATATTCACGCCTCAATATCAATATATTATCTTGCAATTTTTCAATTTTTTCATATAGTTCTTCCAAGCGTAAAAACTTTTTAAGCATAATTATTATAAACCCCCTTTTTTATAGGTGTTTTTTTCTTCTTTTTTGCCTTTTTTAAAATATCAACAGCAAAATGTTGAACTTCATCTTTTACAATCTCATAAGATTGTTTAGCCTGTGGTGATTGAGCCACATACATAGCAATACTTGTAGCAATAATAATATCATCGAAATGTCCTTTCGCTGCGTTCATAATGTTTTTTTCTCTATCCTCAAGGATAAAATATTCTGCTTCATACCAAAACTCTCTATCCCTTATAAGACTAGGATTTTCATTCAATTGCGAACGCAAAAACGAAATCATTGCTGGTTTAGTCTTTGTAGTTGTTTTCCAACCGTATTCAATCCCACCAGCAATTCTTTGGTCTTGTCTTGTAATGTTTTCTCTAATGTATATATTTTTATATCCTTCTTTTAAGATGTAATTACATATTTCTGGAGAATAGTTGGTTTCTGGAGCAATCATTGCGTTATTATACATCTTCGCAATTTCCACCGCTACCTTTGCCAATAACTCCTCTGACAAGTTTTCTTTTTCAAATCTCGCAACCATTTCTAATGTTATGTTATTAATAACTACTATTTGGTTTTTATCGGCACCTAATCCAGCAGTATCAATGCCAATAGTATATGGAGTTTTGTAAGTGTACTCTGCAACAACTAAATCAGAATCCACTAATTCATATTCCTGTAACTCTTCATTCCACACCGATTTTTTCTGATATTCTTTTTTAGTGAAAGTTTCAGGTTCTTTCCATACCAATAATTTTTCATTCATTGGCACAGATTTCAATTCTACCTTTTTAGGTTCAACACATGAAGCATAGCCTTTTGCTATAGTGTCTGCACCAAAAACACTTGTCCCAGAGGCTATAAACGCTTCTTCTGGTGTAGAAGGATATTCTTGCTTGAATTGGTCAATACTGCCATTACAGTTATTTTCAATCGTAAATCTACGCCAATATATTTGTTCATCGTCTAATTTAAATCGTTCTTTTAATTCTTTTTCTTCTTCCGTTAAAACAAAATCCTTAGGTACAGGCATCCTATATTCCGAGTGAACGAACCAGGGAAAGAAAAAAGGTGTATATGCCGACTTCCCCTTAACCGCTAAATCCCACTCATCTTTGAACCAATTATAACCATTAGCAGTACTTTCTTTGACTATTACTGTTTTCGGTAAATATGCTACCGTTTGATTCAATGAGTTATCTATCGCAACAATATCCCCTTTAAAAAACGCTCTTTCCGATTGATGTAAATATGTTATCGTTAAACTTCTATATACATCTTCTGACGCAGTTGCAAATATTATCCTAGAGTTTATCCCCGTACCTTCTTTGTTGTTAAATGTTATACCTTCACTCGAAAACTGAATCGTTGCTGGTCTGAGTTCTTTTGGTAAGTTTTGATAAAACACCCTGCTTTTATTGTATATATTCTGTGCAGAATCATCCCTGTGTGCGACGATGTTGTAACTCACATTAGGATTCATACATGCCATCCAAAAACCAAAAGCCGCAAAAAAAGTAGTACTCCCTATCTGCCTTGCTTTCAGTACTATCATTCTTATCGGTAAATCATTAGCCAAACAAAACTCTATGTGATTCATCAGTATGTTCTGTTCTTCGTTTAACTTGAATCTTACCAATTTGCCATTCTTGTCTACGATATATAAAAGATTCTCAATGAACCAACGAGGAGAAAATATTGTTTTTGAATAGTCTATAGATGTCAAAGGATTGTCCATCTACAAATCACCCGAATACATCTTAATTATGTCATCAATCGTCTTTACACTTAAGTCCACCTTGTCTTTCTTGTTATATTTTTCCGTCGTGCGCTCTAATACCCACTTCGCATCTGTTGTGTCCCCTTCTTCTAATTTTTCCATAACTTTTTCCAAAAACTTCGCTTCAATGTCCGCTGTCAATTTGTCCTGTGCGTTTTCGTATACTTCTTTTAAATAATCATCTTCGTTTATTAATTTCAAAAATGTCGTTACTTGCATCCCACAATATCTTGCTATCTCTCTATCAGTATACCCCGCCGCCTTCATCGCTTTGATTACCTTTAAATTTTGTAAAATTCGGTCCATATAATCACCACCTTCTGTGCTTATTATATCATTAAATCTTGAAAAAATAAAGTAGTTTTTACAAAAATTGGTGCGAATTAGGGATAAGTTCTTCCCCGGGGCGCGCGGGGGGGGGCGGCGCGTGCGTTTGGATTCATACCGCCCCACCATCGCGCGCGCGTCGTCGTGCGACGTCGTGCGACCATGTGACCAGGAAACCAGGAAACCAGGAAACCAGGGACCAGGAAACCAGGGACCAGGAAACCATGGACCAGGAAACCAGGGACCAGGAAACCAGGGACCAGGAAACCATGGACCAGGAAACCAGGGACCAGGAAA